AGTGCTCCATTATTTCGATTGCTCAGACATAACGAGCAACGCCTCGGCCTCCATTATTTGAAGGTCGGGGAAGATCTCTCTGAGTTGTTTTTTCTTCATGCCGATGAGCTCGGCAACGTCTTGTAGCGCCGTGTAGTCGAGGCCACACGCCCCACCCATTCCGGTGCGCCATTGGGTGTACATGGCATTGAAGAGAACGAAGGAAGGCCAGTTTTCAGCCAGTACATCGCAGTCCTCTTCAGGAATGTCGGAAGCCATCAAGCCGAAGACCGCGAGATCCGCATCTGACGGTCCCCGCTGATACATCAGGCGTGCGACCTTGGTCAGTTTCCCGAGCGGACCGGCGCGTAAGCAGCTTGATAAGCGGCCACAATTGCCTCCCCGGCACCGGCCGATGTCTGCACCAATGCACGAATGGAGTCTTGCGAAAGCTTGTCGTCAAACCCCCAGGTCTCAACAAGCGCTTCGACCTGCTCTACTTGTCGCTCAATGTCGGCATCGGTAATGTCGATCAGCGTCAGGTCGTCAGCTTTTGCCTTGAACGCCTCCTGATCTTCCTTAGCCTTCTCCTGCCAGCCAGCAAACAGAGCTGCCAACTCCTTGCGGTTCCGGTACTTGAACTCAAAAGGCACCTGGATCACCGCGCCGCCGACACGCGGAATATCTACGACTGCTTTGAACGTGGGGTTCTGGGCGATTTTGAACTTGGCCATGTGTTACACCACCGCTGCGTAGCGGGCTGGACGACCGGTCAGTGCAATGCTGATAACGCGAGTCATCAAGTTGTTACGCGACATGGTCGGAGTCGACGTGATCGACACGTATCCGTTGTAAACGATGCTGCTGCCGCCCGGCAGGTTCAGGCGCAGAACACGGGGCTGTTTGTCATCGTCCGCAGCTTCGCAGACATCGACATAGGGCTTGGAAGGATCGTCGGCGACCGTGATGGAAAGCGTGATCGGGTTCTTGGTGGTCGGCATCTGCCGATCATCATCGTCAGCCAGGAAACCGTAAGTAAGGAACTGCTGATCGCCACCGGTGGAGTTCAGTTCGGTGATCTGCGAGATCTCGGTGAACGAGGTCACTTCGCGCGCAGAACCGACGCCTGAGCCTGCTGGGTATTGCTGCACGTTGGTGGTGTTCACGCCGCCCAGTGCGAAAGTGCCGCTGGCAATGTCCGCCACCCGAACTGCGCGACCGTCGAGACGGGTCCAGCCGGAGTTCACGGCGATGATGTCACCTTCGGCCAGGCCATGCGCCAAAGCTGAGGCCACCGCCGGGTTCGCGTTGCTAAGCGTGGTGAATGGGATTGCCGTGCCGTAGGCGGAAGCAATTTCGAACGTTGCGCCGTTGGGCATTTGAATGCCAGCCATTGGTATTTCCTCTTTGCAGATATGAAAAAACCCGCACGATGGCGGGCTCTTGGGTTTGCCCAACGGGCGAATTAGTTGGTGTCGGCTCGATACGTGAACGAGACCGGGACGGTGTAGGTGGAGTCGCCGGTGATGCCGGGGCCTTGATCGACCGGCGACATCGTCACCACGGTGACCGAGCCCTTCGTGTCCCTGGCGTACAGCGGGAACAGGCCGGTCACCTCAGCTGCTATCGGGTTCGTCTTGGTCTTGCCGGTGCCCGCCGCCGCGATGATGCTCACCTGGAACACGCCGGTGAACAGCCGGTGATCACCGCCGAGCGTATTGCTCGCGGTATCGCCCGGGATCGTGAAAGCTCGCAGGTAGGTCTCGCCCGCCGCCGGCGTGTAGGCCGTGTTCTCGAAGACGATCTTCAGATTCTCCGACCTGGCAGCGACCGCCGCCGGCGTGTAGGCCGTGTTCTCGAAGACGATCTTCAGATTCTCCGACCTGGCAGCGTTCCAGGCGATGAGCTTTGCCTCGTAGATCGAAGCGATGATTGCGTGACTCATACCTGGTTGTTCCTGATGGCCTCCAGCACGATCTGCTGGAAGCGGGCCACGGTGACCCGGACCATACCGCCGGGTGCTTGGGTCGAATGGCCGAACTCCAGCGGGATGGCATAACCGAGGCTGTTGGTGATGTAGCAGGTGTCGCCCGCCTTGAATTCGATGGCGCCGGAGGTAATGCGCGCCGTCGACTTGACGCCGCTCGGGTCGACTTCTTCGGTTGTGCTGCCGTCCGGGGTGCCGATACTGAACATCCAGTTCCCGCGAAACCTGCCGCCCACGTAGCCTGCGGGCGCCGCAATGTCCATGCCGTCGTGCACCTTGCGCCCTGGCTTTAGCCTGCCTGCCTTTGTGAGGTTGGCCGGATCGCTCCGCAGCGCGCTGTTGTGGTCGTCGACGGCCTTGTTGTACTGGGTCGCCACAGCGTTCTGCGCCCAAATCTCCGGGTTACCCACGGGGGACATGCGGATCAGGCTGCTGCCGACCTCAATGATGATCTCGCGCATGCTTGCGTCGAGGGCTTCGGTAGCCTGCGCGGCGAACACGACCTCAATGATGATCTCGCGCATGCTTGCGTCGAGGGCTTCGGTAGCCTGCGCGGCGAACGCGGCCAGGCTCAGTGCGAAGCTGCCGGACTGGCCGGCGCCTTTGCTTGCCATCTCACTTCCTCAGTTGCGCGGTCCATGTTGCGTCAGCGGGATCGGCAGACACGTTCATCACCCGGAGGCCGTTGATGATGTCCCCGATGGCTGGTAGCGCTGGTACCGCCGTTGGCAGACCAGCCTCGGAGACGAACAGCTCGTTTTGCAGTACCAGAAGCTTTTTGTCGGTGGACTGAATCAGGCTGCCGTCGATTTCCTTGGACAGGTAGCTGCCCAGAACTCCGCGCCCCGTGTAAGTCAGGATGGTCTCCGGCGTTTCGCCGCCCGAGTCGGGGTCATACTCGCCAGCAACCTTACGCACGCCCGCCACCGGCTTTACCGCGTCCGCCAGGCCATCAGGATCATCGAACGCTTCAGCCATTTCGGCCTGGATCTCTTCGCGCATGCCCATTATCAGATCCTTTTCAGCATCATCACGCCGGAGCGTTTGATCCAGGGTGCCAGCAGGGCTAGGGCGAAGTTCTCGCCAGCCGACTGATCGGTAGAGCCTGCCACGTAGGTCTTGCTTACAGACGTGCCGGACTGAGCCGAAACCGTCTTGCTCTGCACTTCCTTCTGCGTGGACGTGTACAACTTGCCCGCCGCCGCCTCTTTGGCGACCTGGGCGCCGGCTGTTTTGATCTCAGCCGGGACAGGATCGGGAACAACCCGCTTAATCTTGGCCGTGAGCCAAGCGTTGGCCATGGTCACAGCAAGGACCGGATCACCGGTGCCTGCCCAGCCAGGACCCAGCGAGGCGTCAACATCGGCAACGGTGATGAAATCGGTCATGTGCTTGTCCTTATTCGGCTGGCACCAGAGCCTGCAGGTCTTCTTTCTTGGCGGTCGCGTCGAAGGTAATGCCCTTCGCGGTCAGCCACTCTTTCAGCTCGGGGACCTTCATTTTGAGAGGGTCGGTTTCAGGGATTTCCTGTTCCTTGCCATCGGAAACCTTGATGCCGGCCCCTTGGTAAGCATCGAAGATATCCGGTGCATCGCCATCAACGACCACCTCGGTCGCGGAGCCGATGACGCCGAAGAATTCGCTCAGCAGGCGGTAGCACACGCCGCGCTCTTTGCCCGGCTTGTCCGTGTAGATCACTTTCATGAGTCACCTCAAAAGCACCCCGGCGCCCATAAAGACGCCAGGTTGTGGGGGCCGGATTACGGCGTGGTGGTACCGCTGATCACAGCAGCGAACGGAACCTGCTTGCGACTGAACACACGCTTCCAGTTCGCAGCGGAGGCGTACTGGGTTGCATTCGGGCTAAGGTTCTGAGCCTCGGTGCCCTGCCAGCTGAAGCCTGCAGGCTGGAGAATGTAGGTCTTCCGCTCCCACAGCACTTCAGCACCGCCACCATTGCCACCTCCCGGCTTACGCTCCAACTCAACTGGCACTTTCGGCGAGCCTTCGCCGTAGCCGAATGCACCTTGGCCGTAGAACACCGACAGGTACTTGCCGGAGCCATACACCAAGGCATCGTCCATGAACACCGGCTTGCCCAGGTAGGTCGCCAGGATGATCTTGCCGTCCGAGTCACGCAGGTACTCGATAAGGTCTTGCTTGACCATCTGGTTCATCACGACCGAGTGCACGCCAATCGCGCCGAACTGGTCGGCTGCGTCACCGGCGGTAAACGCGGCATCCTGGAAGGCGTTCGCGCTGATGGTCGCGCCAGCGTCGATGACCATGTCACCGCCGTTGTTCGCGATGTTTGAGGCGATGATGCCGCGAGACGCGCCCAGGGTGTAGCGCTGCCACTGGCGAGTCCAGTAAGTGCCGAATCGATTGCGGATCTGCTGCTGAGGCTCGCTGTTCGCAAGCTCACCGGTCAGGTCGGTTACGCCGTAGCCTTTGTTGAGGTACAGGACACGGGCACGCATGCTGTCCTGGGTCACCTTGCCAACTTCACCTTGGTCGTTCGGGTCATCGTTGCTGATGTTCGGAGCTTCATCGGCGTTGAGATCCTGCCAGTAGCTGATCTCGGCGGTGCCCTGGCTGCCGGAAGCGATCGCATCCAGCACGGGCGAGCGGGTCACAATACCCGACTCATATACAGCGGTTTTTTCCGAGCTGTTAACCGGCGCCAGGGAGGCGTAGTAGTCGCCGACGAAGATGTCGGTCAGTTGGGTAGTTGCCATGGATTAGGTTCCTTTGGTGGCCTGGATTTTCTTGAACAGCTCAGGGTTGTCACGGGCAATCGAGGCACGCTCGACCTCCGTGTACTCGCCCCACTTTTTCGTGGCCTTGCCACCGTTGTCACCGGTTTGCCCGGCGCCCTGGGCCCTTGGCCACAGGTGTGTTGCGGTTTCACGCAGCGATTCCGCCCATTCGAGCGGCGACAGCGGGGTTTTCCCGTCCTTCCCGTAAACGACCTCGCCGTCACGGTCGGTGGCAATCGCCTCGCCGTCTTCACTGAGTTTGAAAGTGCCCCGGGCACGCAGGATGATGTCCTCGGCAGCCTCGGGGAGCGCGCCGGCCTTGATGGCAGCAGCACGGATGGAATCAGCCAGTACCTTGTCGCTGTACTTGGCGGCGAATTGCTCGGCCTTGTCGGCGCGGGCCTTCTCGGCTCCCAACTTGGTGTCGTAGTCGGTGCGCAGGCGCTCGGTACGGCGGGTGATGACCTCGTCCAACTTGCCTTCGGCAATTAGCTTGGTCTCTTCATCCTGTCCAACCTTGGTCAGCAGCCCTTTCACGGCGGCGATGTCCAGTCCTTCGAACTGGGCCTTGAAGCCGTCCAGCTCGGTTTTGGTGGTCCGGAGCGAGCCAAGCAGCTCGGTGTTTTTGTTCTTGAGGCCCAGGGTTGCAGCCTCGACAGCTGCAGCAATGGCGGTCTGAACTGCCGGGTCTTCAAGATTAATCTGGTTTTCGTCTGCCACTTGGTGCACCCCTTGGGTTTGGTCGGCCCGCTTTGCAGGCATAAAAAACCCCGGCGTGGCCGAGGTCTGAATTTTGGTAAAAAAAAAGCCTGCGCGAAGGCAGGCCAATAGAGGAGAAAGTCATAATAAAAAAGCTTGATATTTACGCACTGAAGATAGAATATTTACTCACTGAACGATCTCAACTCGCTCAGTGAGTATTATCGAAGGCAATTTCGCCTGTGATAAATTCCACCTAGGTACGTAAACATGAACTCAAAAGCACAATTCATTTACGACGACGCACAGCAACCGCTGTACGCCATTCTCCCCTTCTCCGAGTATAAGCAGCTGCTAGGGGAACACCAACCCGCTCCGCAAAAACCATCGCTGTTGAGCGCAGACGGGCTTTCAGTTCGCCTTCCGAACGGTGGCCCGGGCGCATCCATTGACCTGCCTCGTTTCGTCGACTATTGGGCTCGCTCAGGGTTGCTCAGCATGCCGATCAACCAGCGCGCGAAACGCTTTGATCAGTTTGAACAGAGTGAGCTCTTTTCGCTCGAACCATTCATTCGTGGCTGCTTTCTGCCCAAAGACTCTTCTTACAAAAACACTATGCAAGTAACGACAGAGGTCATTGCAGCGCTGGTGGACACTGGAATGTTCAAAGAGGTCCGCTTTGATCAGGCCAAATTAAAGGAAGGTCAACGGTTTGACCGCGACGATGCTCTGGTCAAAGAAAAGGATCTACACAAGTACAGTCGCACAGTGAAATGCCTGGAGATTGTTGAAAGCGAGGTAATCAAGTTCCTGAAAGCACATCCACATAAAGGTCCGTGCATCAATCGCTACTGGTTCCTCGACGAATACTACAAACCAGCATTCCTGAAATAAGGTGAAGTCGCCCGACGCCACACACGTCGGGCGATTACGCTAAACGACGTACAGCCCCCGCATCAGCAAGTAATCAGCGAACTGCGTCCTGCTCGGCGCGTATGGCGGCGGCCGCATGCGAAGGCCGGGCGTATCTCGGTTGAGTCGCGTACGCCGGCCATTCGGCTCAGTGCAATGCGTTGGCTCTTCGATCTGGAAGCCCAGCTCTACGGCATACAGCTCAACCGCCAACCGCACTTGGCCCCACTCAAGCTCAAAGGGCACGAACGTCTCCGACAGTGTCTGGTATTCGATCTTGCAGTCACGTCGGGGCCAGGCCATAGCCTGGTCAGGATTGGCCTTTCTGCCCTTCCACTGGCGACCGTTGATGTCGGCCGCCGCGCGCAGCAGCAGTTCGACCTGTTCAGGCTCAGTTTCAGGTATCCGGAACCCATAGTAGTCGCGGTAGAAGGCCAGCTTCTCCAGCGGCACGAAGCTATTCGCGTCTGGCCTGCCCTTCCCGTCCTCAACGATGATCTGCATGTGCTATCTCAACCTGGTGAAGCGCCGAGTGTAACGCCTGCTCGGATAAACATGTCTGGCTCTGCTTCCTTCAACTGCGCCAGGGTCAGCGGCTTGAAAGACTTGTCGAGCTGCAGCTTGGCGAACTTCTCCGGCGTCAGCCCTCCATCGCGGAACAACTTGCCCCGGACAGGCCCGAGGGCATGATCCTGGAAGCTCGCCGGTTGCGTTGCCAGCCACTCGTAATAATTCAGGCCAGCGTCAACCTGAGCCCCACCGTTATCGCCCACCGAGGCGCGCGTCGCGTCCTTGGCGAACATCTCCGAAAGCCTGGTGGTCGGAACCGTAGTTGACCGGCAATTGATATGCGCCGGCGGCAACGGGCCTTTACCAAGGTCGAAGCGCATGCTATCCAGGCCCTTGCATTGCTGCGAGGTCTTGCGGTCGAGCGTCGACACCCAGCGATAGCCCAGCACCACGTCGCTGTTCGCCTTCAGCGTCTCCATTCGTGCCGTGGTGGCCACGTGCTGGATTGCCGTCTGCACCACAGAGGCAGCATTGCGGTTGCTCACCGCCAGGACGCCATCTGTGAAGTTCTGCGCCGCGGTACCGCGAATGGCCTGAATGATCTGCGCGTTGGTCTGGCCCTGGCCGAAGCCGAGCCGGATGGTATTCGTGACGCGCATCGTCTCGGTGCGCGTCCACCCGCTGACGAAGCTCTTCAGTAGCTTGCCACCGTCGATACCCTTGACCTGCAGCGGGTAGGAGAACACAGCCGCGCGGATCACTGTGTTGGTCGGCACCACCGCGTCGATAGAGAGCGCATTGCTCAGGCTTTTGGCCTCAAAACTCGATTCGTAGAGCGCGAGGTCGACCAGATCAGCCTGCACCAGGTCGCCGTAGGCCTTGTAGATCTCCTGTAGCTTGCCGTCCACTCGGGCCAAGAACTGCTCAAGCCGGTCCCGGCTGTAGGTGGTCAGTTCCTTGCGGGTCAACTGCTCCCGTACCAACGTGTCAATCTGGCGCAGGTATTTCTCGAACTTCTTGACCTCGCCGGCCTTAAGCCGCTCCAGCATTACCGAGTGGCGAGTCGTTTGCTCCAGCAGTTGGCTTTCCACCTGCGCCTGGCTTGTCGTTGGCATCGTCTTTGTCCAAGTTGATGCCGGCCGACTCGCGCTCGTCGCTGATCAGTTCGGCCTCGTTTTCGTAGGGGCGCTCCGGCAACTTGCCGGTGGTGAGGTAATGCCAGTAGGTGTCAGCGCTGATCGTGCCAGCCATCACGCCCTTGAGCAGCTCAGCAAGAACCTGGGCGTCGACCACTGGGGTGACGAACTCAGGGTTGACCTTAAACTTCACCTGCTTGGGGTCGTAGCCCTTCCATTCAGCGGCGTAACGCAAGCCCTGTTCCACTGCCTCAGCAACCGTAATGACGATACTGTGCAGTGTGGCGTGCTGATCGTTCTGGCGAGTTTTACGTGCCTCACCAGACTCGGTGCCGCCCACGTCCATGACCTTGGCACCGGCTTCAAGCGCGGCGTTCTTCTGATCGTCCATGGCCGTGCGAACGGCTTCGATGCCCGCGCCCTGGAACTCCAGGTAGCCACATTCGCCATTCAGGCCAAGATCCCATGCGGCAGATGGGCCGGTTACGCTCAACTCCACAGCCTCATCCAAGCCAGAAACCCAAGGCTGCGGGTGGCTGGTCTGGTGCAACGAAGTGAAATAGTCGGCGCTCAACTGGTAAGACTTCAAAGCTGCCCGCGCCATTGTCAGCAGCGGCACCTCGTCAACTTCCGGCGAGTTGTCGGTCGAGCCGCAATAGATCACCGGTAGGTAGGGCAAGCCTTTGACCAGGCGATTGTCTGTACCAGTCGTGCCCAGCGGTCTCTCATCCTCGACGAGCTCGCCACCCTCATTACGCACCGCGGTGTAGCAGACGTCTCCCAGCATGAAGAACTCACGAAACACCGTGTCGCAGTCATGGCTGTATCGGTCACCGCCCTTCTTGCGGAACTCACGGAACACCGAAAGCACCAGATCTTGCCGGCCACCTTGATCAGCGGTGCCCCAGTTGATCGCATTGCGCGTAGCGTACGTAGAGAAATACGGCTCGCCGCTATCGTCGATGTTCACCACCAGCGGCACGCGACCGTGCGAGATTGCCTGGCGCACCATGCGGAAGAACAGTTGCTTTAAGCCGAAGCCGTCAGCTGTGGCGTTGTCCTCGAGCCCCCTTAAGCGGGCGGGAAGCTCGATCTCGGGGATGAGTCGAGAAACCAGCCCCATCATCGAACGCAGCGAGTCGCGCACCCAGTGCTCGTACTGAGCCCGGTTCGTGTAGTTCTGGTAGAGATACCTGTTGCCGGTGGCGTCCAGCTTTTCAGCCTCCACCATTCCGCTGGGCTTTGGGAGGTTTCGCTCATTACGCTTCACGGCGCACTCACCTTCGAGCGCGTCGTCCATCATTTCCCACTCGGCGATATGCGCGTCGTAGTCGGGGTTTGTCGATTGCACTGGCATCAGGCCAAGCCTCCAATTCGGCGTGTTCCGCCTGTGCGTTTGCGTCGGCCCATCGACACGGCGAAGTAGCGGAAGGCGTCCGCGCCGTGTGATGACCAGTCGTGAAGTGGTTTGTCTTTCCAGCAACCCCGCTTGTCGTCCCACTCCTTGCGGTAGTTTTCTAGGCAGGAAATGCCTAGCTCGCATTTGGATTCGTCGAACGCGCAGTTCGGGAGTATTTCCCGCACATGCTCAATGCCCTCGTCGATACCGATCTTCGGGACAACGCTGAACTTGATACTGTATTTCTGGCCGTCGATCTCGTAGCCCTCGCGGGCGATCTCGCGCCGGGTCTTGCCATCGCTACCGAACTCTCGATTGTCGATGTCGTGAGGCCCCCAGTGATCGCCATATGTGTATTTGCGATCCTTGAGCACCTTCATATAGTGCCTAAGGCCCTCCCCACTGTTCTCGTAGAAGTCGATGACGTGATATTCCTCACCGACAATCCGAACAAACCAGATAGCCGTTGAGTCGCCAACACCAATATCCCAAATCGTATGCACCGGAAGATGGCTGTTGTCTGGTAGCGGGCCTATCCGCTGCGCGCCGTAAAGCTTTGTGAACTGCTTGGCGTAGTAAGCACCCTCGATCGACTGCTGGAATGCTTCTGCCGGCAGTGACGGGTATTCCCGCTTCATGTCGTCGCCGAGTGTCTTCTCCTTGGCCGCGTACCAGGAGCGTTGCCCGTCATCTGTGACGATTCCGTGTTTGGCGTGCAGTTCCTTGAAGTAGTCGGCCAAGCGCTGCGGGATCACAACTTCAGTCGGGTCAAGGCTGTAGGCCTTGTTGTTCCACCAACTGAAGAAAAAGAATTTCCAGTCGAGCAGGCCCAGCGGCACACCGGAAAGCTTCTGCCTCTCCGCTGACTGGCTGTAATCGAAGAAATATCCCGCACGACCTTCTGCAGTTGACTCGATGGTGACGAAGCACTCGGCAGCAACGGCCTCAAAGGCGCCCGTGACGATCTCTCTCGCCTTGTGCGGGAACTTGGCGCAGATCTTCCCGAACTCGGATACGTGCAGGTAGCGCAGCGTGCCACCCCGAAACGAGGTACTGACGTACAGCGAACCGCCCTTGCTAAACACCAACTCACCGGCGGCGTCATTTCGTGCCGGGTTGGCAGCACGCAGCTCTTTCGGCAGGTTGTCGTAGGCGTACTTGACCTTCTCCCGGAACAGGCGCTTAGCGTCGTTCAGTGTGTGAGCGATCAAAGCGCACTTCGCAGCTTCGAACAGCGCTGCATCCAACTGGACGATGCACACCAGCGTCGTGAACCCCAGCTGACGAGCCTTCAGGATGATGTTCCGGGTATGCATCCCCTGAAAGTAATCAATCTGCTCCTGCGTCATGCGGAAGCGAACCTTCTTCCCCTGCTTATCCGTGATGAAGTAGAGATTGTTCAGCCGCCAGAATCGGTCCCGAAGCAGTTTCATATGCTCGGGCTTCATGTCAGGCGTCCTGTGTTAGTTCATCCATCATCTTAGAGATCTCGTCGGCGTCGTCCGTCTTCTCCTTCTCGTCCAAGCTGAAGGCCTGACGCTCCAGCACCTGGAGGTTCTTCATCGCCGAGGACAGCTGAAACAGTGTTTTGGAATTGCTGGGTAGCGCTACAGCAGCGAGCATCGAGGCCCGGCGCATGCCGTTGTTATCCTCGCTTGTCTCGTCGATGATCGCGTCTTCGATCTCTTCGCGGCGCTGAATGGTAGTAAGCAGATCATCCATTAGCAGGTTCGCAAGGTTCGTGGCTTTGCGAATATCTCGGCGATGGCTGCGAACCACCCGAGCGCCTTCCTCTGCGGCCTCCTCGATGATCTCGGCGTCAAGTTCGCAGTTCGCGCCTTGGTCGTTGCGAACCTCACCGCGAACCAGCTTGCTGCGAACCTCTTTGCGCACTTGGTCGGAAAGGTCTCTCGCCCAGCCTTGAACCTTGGCTTTCTTGCGAATTGCCGTGTCGCTCACGCCTTGGCGCTCAGCGATAGTTCTGATGGAAAGCGAACCGGCCCGGTAGGCACGTTCGATTGCCTCCCAGTCGGGTTGCTTGGTTGTCATGGGTAATCCTTAGCCTTGCTTAATGGTTACGGTGCGGATATCGCCGCCGGTGTAGATGTCTCGCTTCATGGCGGCGCGCACTGCGTCTTCTGCGCTTGCGCCCATATCCATTGCGGCCAGGGCGTATTGCGCGCCGCTGCCCATGGCGTCCGGGTTCGCCGGGTCGAGATCCTGTTTCCATATGCCGGTCGTCTCGTCGTGACCGATCATCATCAGCTTTCCGCCGTCGACGGCATAACCTGAGCACTCCACAGGAGCTGGCGATGCGGCTCCGAAGTAGGCGGCAATCAAAGCTTTCTCGTCGCACACCGTGCCCGACAGAAAAAAGCTGACACCATCGACTACCTGACACTTTGCGGCGCTGTCGGAAACGATACGGTCATTCCGAGTCTGGCGGCCGTCATAGGCAATCACGCCGTCTTTGTAAGCAATGGTCGTCATACGGTCACCATCTGGTGCGTCTGTGCATGGGCGTGACCGTGGAGCAGGCTCACGATCAGGCCTTGAGGAAGCCCGGCATTCTTGGCCGCGTCCACGGCATCAACAATGGCCTCGTCGAGAGCGCTCACCGCAGCGTTGATTTCTGGGCTCATTGGCAGTACATGCCGCAGGCGGGTTACGTTACTCATTGAATACCGGCTCCTCACCCATGCGGAATGTTTTGTTGCCCCGGATGTATCCACCACAGTAGATAACCCTTATCTCACCCCATACAGGGTGGAAGTCGACCGTCTCGCCGTCGGTAGCCTTGAGCGGCTGGTCGGCTACAACAGCGATACCCGCCCTGGTGTCGCACCAGATCACATGCGTGACGGGCTTTCCGTCGATGATCACTTCCCGCCGGCCCCGGCCATCGTCGCAGTAGTGGACATGCTCGCCTGATTGATCGCTCATCACGCCCACCCAATACTGATGTGAGTGCCAATCCAGATGGCGCCCTCTATGACTGCCCACCCAACCACGGCACAGGTGACCGCGCCGATGACAAAGGCTCCGGTCATATTTGGCAACTGGCTCATGCGAACCCTCATAATTGCGCGCCACAATTTGGCGCATCTGAAAACGTGGCGCGGATTTACGATTGGGATAAACTAGGTCAAAACCGATAAAGCAGAGCCCCTGCTAAGCTCGCAACCAAAAAAAGAGAAGCCGATGCCAATTGATGCAGCAACCGCAATGGCTAGGGCAAGAGACAATTTCAAGTATCTGGCTGAAGCAAAAGATGATGCTCACCTCGCCAAGCTAAAGGGAGGCGCTTGCGGCTATAACCAGTCACTTTTGATAGCCGGCCTGATCAGCCCCAAGCAATTGGATCAACTGAACAGAGAGCTCGATGAAGCCTGTCTGGCTTACAAATCACCCTTAGCTTGAATCAAATGATTCGCCCTGTCCGCAGACAATCAACGCTGCTGGATAGATTACGATTGAGCACGTTCATCAAGTGCATGGTCGGCAAACTTTTAGAGAAGATGCACATGCCAGCAGACACAGAGTTCGCGATGACCGCAGCCCGCATAAACTTCGGGCGCTTGGCTTCGGCCGTAAGCAAATCAGATCGTGAGAACTTAACAAACGACGCTCACAGCTTTAACCAAACATTGTTGGATGCTGGTTTTATCAGTCGCGAGCAATTTAAGCAGCTGAACTCCGAGCTTGAGCTGGCCTTCAGGGCTCATATCCTGCCTTGACCTTTTACGTTTACTTGCTCTGACTGCGAACGATCTGTGCGTCGACCTGGTCAGCGCACGTATCCAGTAACTTGATCGCCTTATCTTTGAGCTCCCACACATCACCGTTGAGTCGAAGGTCGGCCTGGTCTTGTTCAACGCGTTCGCAGGGGATCAGCTCGGGCGCTTCAATTCTTACCGCCTCGGTCTTTGTCACTACCGCCGGCTTTGCCGCGCAGCCCGTCAGGTAAAGGCTGATTAGCCCAGTCACGAACAGGCTTGCTGCTGCGCTTGAGTTCTTCAAAGTCTTTCCTCGCCTTCTCGGCTTTCTTCTCGCTGGCCTTGATTCG